GCACGCGGCATCGAGGTGCTGATGGCTGAGGGCTATGAGCGTGACCAAGCGGTTGCGATTGCCTACCGCCAGTGCGGCACAGCCACCAAGCGTGCGGTTGCCTTCCTGACCGGCATGGAGCCGGAGATGCAGAAGAAGGCGTTTGACGGGCCAAGCAAAGAAGACTGGCCCGAACGTACCAAGGAAGCCCGCAAGGCTATTGAAGACGTTGAGGACTACGAGCCAGAACCAGCAAGCGAAGACATCCGTGCCGGTGAACCAGCCAACCCGGCACGCCGTATCCAGACCAACTTGGTGCGGGTACTCGAAGAGCAGAAGCGTGAGATCATCAACGCCCTGCTTGGTGCAAAGGGTGGAAAGAAGCAGTTTGGCCCACAAGACCTGATGCGATTGCTGACCGCTATGGGAGCCTTCGAGGTGCAGTATCAAGAAGCGGTTGCCGGGCCGATGGCTGAGGCTACAGCATCGGGCAGCACCTTCGGCACGAACGAGGTTGGCGTGGCTGCTGCGTTTGACGTGACCAACCCGCGTGTGGCTGAGTTCGCTGCAACGTACTCACAGCAGTTTGCCAGTGAGGCTGCTGCGGCATCCTTGCGACGAGCGCGGACAGTGATTGCACGCGGCCTGGAGCAAGGCCAAAGCGCACAGCAGATTGCAGACCAGATCAGCGTTGACTATGCGTTCAGCCCTGAGCGAGCGACCGTTGTGGCACGCACCGAGACTGCCCGTGCGTTCGTGGAAGGCGAGCGGCTTGGGTGGGAAGAGTCCGGCGTGGTACGTGGCAAGCAGTGGCAACTTGCCGCAGGTGCTTGCCCGTTCTGCCAACAGACCGCTTTGAAGGGAACGTCCAAAGTCTTTGGCCTCAACGAACCCTTCTGGAAGAACGGTGACACCATCTCGGCTGGAGGCGGAACCTATTCCGTCCGATATGGCGATGTGCAAGGTGCGCCACTTCACCCCAACTGCCGGTGCGACATCATCCCCGTGCTTGGAGATACTGACTGATGAATGAACTGAACCCAACCGAATACGGGTTGAAGTCTGATGTGCCAACCGTCTGGCGTGAACTGTCAATCAAGAACATTGAGATTGACCAGCCCAAGCGTAGCGTGCTGGCGTACATCACGACGGATCGCGTGGACGAAGAAGGCGAAGTGGTCGTGCCTGAGGGCATTGACTTCTCACGCTTCAAGAAGACTGGCACGGTGTTCTACAACCACGATTACGCAGCCCCGTGCGGCGTCTGCACCAGCATCAAGCACACTGATCGTGGCATCATGGCGGTTACGCAGTTCCCTGAGCGGCCCGAAGGCTACGAAGGCAAGTGGCTGCCTGATGAGGTGTTTGCCATGTTCGCGTCTGATCCGCCGATTGTGAAGGCGTTCAGCATCGGCTTTGCGTACACCCAAGTGCGTCAACCCACCAAGAAAGACTTTGACCGATACGGTCGTGATGACATCAAGCGAATCGTGAGCAAGTCACGCATGCTGGAATACAGCGTTGCGCCTTTGCCCATGAACGAAGACGCCATTGCCGTGCAAGTCACCAAGCAACTAAATGACACCGGCGACGTAGCCGATGTATGTAATTGTTCGCAGGCATCGTGCGAGAACCCTGAGAGCGTCAACTGTCGGCAGGCAGTTGGAGAAGCAGAGCAGGCATCGGCGACTCAGCCAGAGCGAAGTTCTATTGATTCTGAAACAAAGGAAAAAACCATGTCGGAAGATATCCGAAAGAAAATGATGGTTGACCTCAAGCCAGATATGACCATCGCCGAACTCATGGCTGCCATGGAAATGGAAGATGAGGCCGACGCTGTGCGTGCTGAGGTTGAGGAAGACGTGCGTAAAGCAGAACACGATGACGAAGAAAAGAAGAAGCAAGATGACAAAGACGAGAAGGCTGCCAAGTCTGCTGTCGCCCTTGTCGCTGATCTTGTCAAGAAGCAAGCAGCAGAAGGCCGCCGTCGTGTTGCCGCTGCCACGCCTGTCGTGACTGCTCCTGCTCTTCAAGGCAATCTCAAGCACCTCAAAGACGCCGAAACCGCACACGGTCTTGGTCAGTTCTTCTTGGGTTCAATGGGCAACAAGTCCGCTCAACAGTGGGTCTCGGATCGCTACGGTGCTAAGGCACACGGCGAAGTCAACAACTCGCTCGGCGGCTTCTTGGTTCCTGACGAACTTGAGCAAGCAATCATTGACTTGCGCGCTCAGTTCGGCAAGTTCCGTGCAAACACCCGTGTTCTCAACATGAGCCGAGACACCTTGCTCATCAACCGAATTGCTGGCGGTCTGACCGCTTCGTTCGTTGGTGAAGGTTCCTCGATCAGCGAGACCGATGCTTCATTCGATCAAGTGTCCCTGGTTGCCCGCAAGGCTGCCACTTTGACCAAGTACAGCCGTGAGTTGGCTGAAGATTCCGTTGTGAATCTTGGCGACTTCTTGGCTGGTGAAGTTGCCCGTGCTTTTGCCAACGCAGAAGACGAAGCAGGCTTCAATGGTGATGGCACTTCAAGCAACGGCGGCATCGTCGGACTCAAGAACGCTGTTGGCTCCGCTGGTCAGAAGACCGGATCCGGCAACGCTTACTCTGAGTTGACTCTTGCTGACTTCACCGGCACTGTTGGTCTGGCCCCTGAGTACGTCTTCTCGCAAGGCACTCCAAAGTGGTACATGTCCACCCAGTTCTACCACACCGTGGTTCTGGATCTTCTCGCTGACGCTGGCGGCAACACCAACCTCACCCTCGCTGGTGGCGTGGCTGTGCCTTCCTTGTTCGGCTACGAAGTCGTGCTTGCTGATGTCTTGCCTAAGACTGAAGCCAACTCTCAAATCTGTGCGTACTTTGGCGCACTCGAACTCGGTGCAACGATGGGCGACCGTCGGCCTACCGAGATTGCCGTGAGCGAAGATCGCTTCTTCGAGGCCGACCAGATCGGTGTTCGTGGAACCACTCGCTTTGACATCAACTGCCACGATGTTGGTGACAGCAGCGCCGCCGGTGCTATCGTTGCCCTCAAGACGGCTGCTTCCTAATTGAAAGGTTGATACCAAATGATTCCTCTTCAAGACATCACCTTCAAGCACTTCTCCGAGTCCGATGCTTCGGCAGCGACCAAGGAGATTGACACCCTGAACGCTGACTATCTCGTCATTCAGTTCTTCACCTCTGGTGGTTCTAATGGCGCTATGGCAGCACTGAAGTTGCAAGAGTCCGACGCTTCTGGTTCCGGTCAAGCCGACATCTCCGGCACTGACTTGTCCAGCACCGTCACCTCTCCAACCGCTGTGGCTGCCGACGATGGTTGTGCTTTGTACTTCGTTGACCTGCGTGGTCGTAAGCGGTACATCACCATCTCGTTTGACGGGCCTGCCTCGTCCAGCAACTATGTTGCAGCGTTTACTCTTAACGATCAGCGACCAATCACCGCTGCTTCTGCCGACTGGCAAGGCCGCGTGATCATCTGATCATTCACAACCCGTGACCTTCCTCTCAAAGGCCCGGCAGTCCGTTCGTGGCTGCCGGGCTGAGGGGGGAACAGGAGACTGCTGATGGCTCTGGCTGACAACGCACTCGTATCTCTGGCTGATGCAAAGGCGTACATGGGGGTTGGCACATCCGGCGATGATGCCCTAATCGAACGCCTGATCAACGCAGAGTCAACCCGCATCGAGCGGTACTGCGACCGCAACTTCAGAAAGCAGTCTTACCGCGAGTCATACAACGGCTCCGGGCAACGACGGTTGCGGCTTCGCAACTACCCAGTCATCGGAATCAGCCGCGTAGCCATCGGCAACAAGATCGCGTTCAGTGTCAGCAGCGACACCGCTAGCGACCTGCGTGCAGTTGTCGAGGTGCAAGATGACCGCTTAGTTCTGACCCGTCACCAGTCAGACGGCACAAAGACAACGACCAACCTTGTCTTTGCGTCTGCCAACAACGACACGGCTTCGGGCCTTGTCGATGCCATCAACGCTGTGTCTGGCTTTGATGCAACCTTGTCAACCAACTGCTTGAGCATTGACCTGTTCCGCCAAGGCGGCGTGAACGTCATGCTCTCGACTGCACAGGTTGAGTTCCCCGACCGCGATGATATCCCGTACCGCGTGCATGATGATCGTGCCACGCTTGAGTTCGTGGATTCAGCCGACATGCTGTTCTTCGGCAAAGCCACTGACGCAGGGCTGCCATTCCCTCACACCTTCGGTGGCATCCTCGTCGAGTACGACGCAGGCTTTGACGGGCTGACCGAGATACCTGCTGACCTTGCACAAGCCTGCATCGAGTTGGTGCAGTACGCCTACAGCAACAAAGCCGAGAACCCAACCATGCAGTCTGAGTCAATCGGCTCATACTCGTACACCCGTGCATCCGATCCAATCCGATCATCGGAGCGGATCAGAGAACTTCTGGCCCAGTTCATTGATAGGAAGTCATGAGCGTCACCGAACTCATCACAAAGCATGGCGTGTCAATCACCATCCAGACCGCCGGAACCGCGAACGATGCGTCAGGCTTCCCAGTGCTGACGTACTCGGACGGCTCAACCGTCACCGGGTTCATTCAGCCTGCCGGTGCGTCGGAGCCTCTGCAAGCCGGTCGTGACGAACTGGTGATCACGCACCGCGTGTACTTTGATGCAGGCGTGACCATCGCACCAACCAACCGGCTGAAGTTCACCGATCCGGCAGACAGCAGCGTGCGGTTCCTGGAAGTGGTCGGCGTGATCAAGCCCGGCATGTTTGCTGGTGCTGCATCGCTGGCTCACGTCGTGGTTGACTGCTCCGAAGATTCAACGGCGGTGGCATGAGTTATCAGTTCAACAACAAACTGGTGATGCAACTTGGTGAGCAGATGGCATCTGGTGCGGTGCTTGCTGCGGGCATTCTGCTGCAACGTGAGATCAAAGAGCGGCTGAACCTTGGCAAGTCGCCGCCTGCCTCCATCGCTCCCAATGGCCCGTTCAAAGACACTGGCACGCTTGGTCGCAGTATTCAGGTTGATGACAGCAATGCCAAAGGCAAGAAGCCAAGTGTGCGGGTTGGCACATCGCTGGTCTACGCTGCTCGGCTGGAGTTCGGGTTCGTCGGTGCTGACAGCAAGGGCCGCGTGATCAACCAAGCAGCCCGACCGTACATGCGTGACTCGTTGAACAACAATGTCAAAGAGATGCGGAAAGCAGCGATTGCGGCGGCTGAGAAGGTGTTCAGGAAGTTCGCAGCACAGCGAGGTGGACGATGAGCCAAGACGTTGTAAAAGCGTTCTACACGCAACTGATCAGCGACACCAGTGGCGGCTCTTTCCATACAGCCGTGGGCGGTCGGATCTACGAGCAGGAAGCACCAAGCATGGAAGCCGTGCCGCTGTCCACGTTCCAACTGATCAGCGCACCGTTTGAGCAGACGTTCAACGGCAGCACAATCAAGGACTATCTGTTCCAAGTCGATATTTACAACAGGAAGCAGGACGGTATGACAGCCCTCGGCGGCATCCAAACCAAACTGCTTGCGCTTATGAATAACAGCACGCCAAGCATCGACAACCACGGGCGTGCGAAGATCGAATGTACCAACGACGGTATTCGCTCAGTCGAGGGCGAGTACCTTAGAGTCATCACTGAATTCAGGCTTCGCACTGGGGCCGTCACCTAAGGAGCCAACACATGGCAAACCGTATCACCGGATCCGACGGTCAATGCACCGTTGCGAACCACAACATCCTCTTCAACACTTGGTCAGCAACCTTCTCGCAGGTTGTCTCTGATGTCACCTCGTTTGCTGACACCTTTGCACAGAAGCGCGGTGGCCTCATGTCCGGCACATTCTCTGCTTCTGGCATCATGCAAGACAACGCAGGCACAACCGAGCCAATGCCAACTTCAACAGATGTGCTGAACTTCAGCAAGGCTGGTGAGGCTGTAACTTTGCAAACCGGATCGACCACCAAGAACTTGAGCCAGTGGTCTGGTACTGCTGTCATTGGCAACGTGTCACCCACCAGCACGCAAGGCGGTGATGCCTCGATCAGTGTTGACGGTGAGTTCACTGGTGACATCACCTTGACTTGGGATGAGACCTAAGCATGGCAAGGAAGTCGCCTGATGATTGGGTCTCGGTTGTGCAGTTCAAAGGGCTGAAGACCGGCAAGATCATCACGAGGAAGTGCGGCTGCTCCGCAGAAACACTTGAGGAAGCACAGCGTTGTGCTATCTCGCTCTATCGTTTGACCAACGACATCAACCGTCTGGTCAGTATTGAAACCAAGCGGCGGCGGGACTGGGCCGAATCCACAGTCTCGCTGCCGCCTAACCTGAGAGGAACAGCATGAACAAGGAAGTCACGATCACGTTGGATGGGCAAGAGTTCATTGTGCCGCGTCTGACCGTACGACAGATCCACGAAGTAGGCCACCGGATCTTCGAGACTCGCCGGAAAGAATGTATTGATGATTGCCGTGCCGTTGGAATGGACAACAAGCAGACGATGGCTGAGGTGGCACAACTTCGGGCGGCGTGGGATCAAGGCACAGAAGTCAAACGCCAGGCATACACCGAACTCGGTGCGAGAATGTTCGTTGCAGCAGCCCTTGAGGGAGCCAGCAAAGAGCCTGACGTACTTGACGCGGTTGACGATCTGGTTGCCCTGGCATCTGCTTCGGCTGCCGTCTGCGGGCTTTGGAACCCGTGGGAAGAATCCAACGACGAGCAAGCAGAAGAGATTGATCCAGATGCAGAGGAGATCGTTGCCAACAATCAAGCGTGAGGCCGGGCGTCAGTCTTGTTCACCGGGACTGGACGAAAGAGCGGGCGTACATTGCCCACTTCTTCCCCGGCGTTGGAGAGCCGATAGAACTAACGCTGCCAGAATGGAACGGCCTACTGGAGCAAGTCGAGACGTTTGCAAAGATGAGGTAAAACATGGCTGATCTAAAAGCAGGCTCTCTGAATGTTGAGATCACGGCAGACAACAAGCGTCTTGAAAAAGGCTTGAAGGATGCCGAGCAGAAGGTCAAGCAAACTGACCGCAAACTTGAAGAGTTTGGCAAGACTGCCCAACGCTCCACAGAAAAAGCCAGTGGTGGCTTCCTCGAAGCAACAGGCGCAACACAGCAATTTCAGTCGCAAATATCTGCCGCACTCGGTGTGATTGCAGGCTTTGCTGCGGTCGGTGCTATTGCGCAAGGCATCGTCAAAGGCTTTGATGAATCAAGAGAAGCAGTAGAAAAAGCAGACACGGCACTCGAAGTCTTGCAAATAAGACTTGAGGCGATTGGCAAAAACACGCCTGTCTTTGGTCAACTGATTCAACTTGGTAGTGGTTTGGCAGATGCGTTTGGTCGCGCTGCTTTTGAGGCAAAAAAAGCAAGGACAGAAGCAGGACAGTTAGGCAGTAGTTTAGGACTTGCAGGCAACCTTTTATTTGGTGCAAGAGGACAAGAACTAGACGAAGCAGCAGCAGCGGAACGTCGTGCGGCCCTTGATGAGCAACTTGGCATCGAGGTCAAGGCACTCCAAACGGCTCGCCTCAGAGCGCAACTAGAACAAGCGCAACTCAAGAATGATCAAGCACAAATTGAGTTCTTTGAGAATCAAATCAAGATTCGTGAAATCGAAGAGGAACGTCTTCGTATTGGTGTCTTGCTTGGTGAACTTGAAAAGGAAGGGCTGAAAAACACGGCTGGCAAACTGCGAAGTGCAGCGGATGACCTCAAGCAACAACAACTGAAAACAATTGAACTCGAAAAGCAGTTGAAGACAAACCAAGCCATCTCTGCAACAGTCGGCGGCACGACCGCCATCGGTGCGTTCAAGACCGCTGCTTCAATCGCCAAGAGTTCTGCTACCGTCCCGCAATCATCACCGGCAGAGAACGCTCAAGTTAGTCTGCTTGAAGAGGCCAACCGCCTTCTTGGTCAACTGGTATCTGGACAAGGGACAGCATTCGCATGACGATCACAAGCAACGAAGTCAAAGACAGTGGCGGTCTGATCATCGACTCGAAGGAGCCGAAGAGTACGACCAAGCGACGGTTCGTGGTGTCATCCGATACGGCTGGCGAACTCGACACCGACTACCAAGCCATCCGGTTTACCCGTGTTCGTATGGGCGATCCGCACCCGGACTACCCGACGCTGGTGGCTGTGCGTGTGGAGTCCAAGCGTGACGTTGACAACCCGCTCGTCTGGCGTGTGGTGTTCGAGTACGAGACACAGCAGTTGCTTGGTGAGCCTTCGACTGAAGTTGAACAGTTCTCTCAGAAGTGGAACCTTGCGATTGATGCCAAGTTCCGCGACGTATACCGAACCTCAGAGGATGCTGGTGCAGACTTCTCGCCGTTCGTCAATCCAGCCGACGCAGGCTTTACACTCTTGCCGTTGGCATCACAACCAGACATTGGTGGCAAGCCTATTGACTCTGGTGGCAAGCCAACCAGCGTCCTTGTTCGTGAAGCCAAACTCATCGTTGACATTGAGATTGTCACCGACCCTGCAAAGGCTGGATCGTATCTCGCATCGTTACTGCAATACGCAGGCCGACGAAATCAGGGCAAGTTCTTGGGTGCGCCAGAAGGCACGCTGGTCTACCTCGGCGCGCAAACGCAGTACCTTGGTGACACTGAGTTCGGCACGCGATACGGCATCAAGCACACGATTGCCTTTGACGAGTTCTACCACCGAATCCAAGTGCCACAAATCAGTGCTTCACGACAATGCAAGGTGCAACTTGGTGGTGATGTGACGGGTGCTCCTGCTGGTTATGCACGGCACGCATTCTTTGTGAACTGGGTGCAACCATTCCCACGCAAGTTCGACTTCAGGCTTTTGGGTATCCGTCTGTGAGTGGCAACATACCACCCATCACGCAAGGGCTTGGCAAGTTCACGCCAGATGTGTGGCGTCGAATGTCCGAGTCGATCTATGACACGGAAGAGTCACAAGGCAAACGACCGCCAAGCAGGGATGATGACCAAGGCATCGTGACCTTCCCGGCCCAAATCACCGGGTACAACTTGATCAACCCAGGTGAACAGTCATTCACAAACCCAAGCCGGTTCTACTACTACCGCTGGTCAGAAGTAGAACTGAAGTTCACGATCAACGATGGCGTGACTGTCACCGTGCCAACTGGTGCAAGGACGAGCGGCACACCCGGTGATGACACGTTCATACCTGCCATCAACGGCAGCGAACTTGGGCAGCCCTCCGACCGCAACAGTTCGATGCTGGGTGTCAATCTCGAAGGCTACCCAGAGCGTGTGGCGGTCATGCCATCGGTGCATCGTGATGACCCGGTCAGCGGCAGCGGGATCGTGGATACGGTTCACACCACAGTTGGGCCGATTGTCATGCTGTCTCTGCTTCGATGTGTTGTTGACGAAGAGCCGGGAACAGGCAACAACCGGCAGCACCCGATCATTGGCATGTTCTACTCAGCCATCAAGTTTGATGGTGTCTGTGACTAATGAACCTGAAGCGACGTTGCTGCTGCGACTTCCCTGCTGCACCAATCCGGTACATCGAGGTGGAGCCAGTCATTGCGATACCCGAGCAGTGCATACTCGTCGGCAACCTGTCTTGGTGGGTTGACCTCAATGACGTTGTAGAGGTTTCGCCGGGCTTCGTCCTGTACGAAGGCGGTGACGCTTCATCGTTCGGTCAGCCAATCACGGTCGGTGATGATCCTGTGTTCGTGTGGAACGACTCCAACCCAACGGTCTGGTGGGCTGACAATGACATCACTGGCGGCACAAACTTGGGCAAGATATTCTCGCTTCGACATCGAGGCTGGCGGATCAAGCAAGGCGGTCGCCGGGTTGATTTTCAAGGATTAGCCGAGGTTGGTGGTACAAGGATCGTTTGGGATCTTCCAAGTGCGGCATCAGATGACCTGATTGATCAGGTGCAAGATGGTGGGTTCTTCTTCCTGCCGCAAGAGTTCTCTGATACGCCAGCCCTTGTGCAGCAACGATCAAGCACCGACTTCAACGGCGATGCAGTCACGTTCTCGGTTGGCTACAACCCACGAAAAGAATGCGTCAAACCAGAGCAAGGCCGGTACTACGGCAGTGCGGCCCACCAAGGTTTGCTTTTTGACTTTACGCAGCAATTCCCAAACAGCATCACTCTTGAGTTCGTCTATAAGTTCCGAGCCACATCTTCAAGCAGTCCCCTTGAAACGTACACAATAAACAAGACATATGAAAAGTTTGTAGCCGGTGGTGGGTCAAACCCGACCGTAGAACTTGAAGATGGCGTTCTTGTAGTCACGGGCTTTGACGATCAGGATCCAGAAGATTCTGACTACATCAAGTTTGGGTATCGGGCTGTTCGACCATTCGTGCGTACTGATGGTGGGGCTGGAACTACTCGTACCATTTCAGCACCTTCAATCCCCTTTTATTACTTTTCTTTAGGCAACGAAGACAATTTTGAAGGACAATCACCTTCAGTTGGTGATGCGCAACTTGCTATTGGCGAAGGTTCAAACCTGCAAGGCAGCCTGCGGACAAACGTTGCATTTTTCACAACACCAAAGTCTGACTTCGTACCTCACAAACAACGGGTTGGTGACGTTATGCAAGATGTCACCTACGCACCAGACTTGGGTGATATTGCAGGGCTTCTCGGCAAGGTGTCTGGTATGGCACAGTTCCCTCCAACAACAACACCCACCACAAATCAAGGTTCGTCTGCTGGATCATACAAAGGCGCATTCGCTTTGGATCACAACTACACGCACAGCATGATGGATGCGCACATTGGTTTCATCCGGCAAGACATAATGATCAGCACCAACTCAACCAACAACGCTGCAAGGGGTGTTGAGGCTTTTCCAACTACCTCGGTTCCAGTACTTGCTTGGGGAACAGATGCAGGTTCATTGAGTTTGCAGAGCATGACCAACCCGATTGTTGGCGGATATCACAGGCTGACAGATGGGCTACCTTCTGGCGTCACACAAGTCTTCAACCTTGGTGGCTTTGGCGATCCTGACAAACTACCCCCACCAGAGGTGACGCTGTCTTGAGTTGTAAATATCTGACAATCTATTACCGGCAACGCATGTGCGGTCTCAACCGGCACGAGCGCCCGACCGAAGAAGAATGTGCAGCCTGCAAAGACGCGGGCCGTGATTCCATTGGTGGACTGGGTGACACGGTTGCCCGATATATCAACAAGACACCGCTGCGGCGATTGAAGCCGAAGGGCTGTGGCTGCAAGCAAAGGCAAGAACGGCTCAACGAATTGATGCCAGCAAAGGATTCTGACTGATGGCAACTTTGATCTGGACAGGCGGCGAGTCAGCCACAACCAAGACATTCATGACTGCTGCGAACTGGGGTGGTACAGCCCCAACAAACGATGACACCTTGATCATCAACACCAGCAGCGACACTATTGGTGGTGCGGCGACCGGGTTGACCGGTATAACTCTTCGTGTTGGCGAAGGCTTCACCGGCACGATTGGTGACAGCACAACGTATCTGGATCTTGACGGCCCGCTTTGTGAGTTTGCGTCTGGTGGCCCAGAGGCGTACTTGACAGGTGCCTGGACGAACTTCCGCATCACAGGCGGCTCTGCCTCTGATTCTTTCTTGACTCTGAAGGGCAACGCATCAACCGATATCAGTACTCTGCTGGCAAGTAGATTGAATGGCACAGTCACCGTTGGTGCGTCTGCTGACATCGTGACAATAGAGATGACCGGCAACAGCACTGGCCTCATTGACCTTGAAGGTTCAATCACCAACTTGACAAGTCTGACAATCAGTGAAGGAACGATTGAGAGTTCATCATCAATCGCTGGCATAGCCAACGTGGTTGGTGGAACGCTGCGTACTTTGGGAACGTCTGCGTATCCGACTGTTGAGATTGACACAGGCGGATCGGTGGACTATCGGAGCAGCGGCACGATCACAACGCTCAACATCTTTGACGGTGTGTTCAGCAGTCGTGACAACCAGACCGCCGGGTTCACAATCACCAACGCCGATGTACATACTGGCGGACGCCTGCTGCTTGACTCGGCCTTGAACAACGCCACCGTGACCAACGCCATTGACATGCTTGGCGGTGACGCCTCGTTTGCCGTGGGCAGCGTGATCAGCCTTGGCTGAACAGTTCCAACTGGTCACCGGGCTTCTGCCCGACGAAGTGCCAGTGCAAAGCCACCAGCAACTCGCCGTGAGCCATCTGCTGCACTGAGTGTTCCAGCAAGGCCATCGCCAGGAGTACCACGCCTTCGGGTTCCCGTCCTGAGCCGTGGCTGCAAACCTGCCACAA